GAGAGCCACAGAGAGCCATAGGGGCGTTTTTTCTGACCGTCTGCCACCCACAGACTCCCTTGGTTCTATTTCTCCCCGATTGGTCCGATTTGATCCGCCAACAACCGAAAGGCCTAAGCCATGACCCAAAAGAATCCAGAAGTGCCAGAGGACAAACCAATGGGCATACTCATTTCTTTAAACTCGGCCATCTCGGTTGCAAACTGGCTTGCGCCCACTGATGTAGCCGCGCTGACTTTAGCCCGGCGGATCGCTTTGGCATTAGACACGGCTTTTGACATTGGAGATTTGAAAGAGGCCACACCTTTGGCCGCGAAATACTTATCGGTGTTGCAGCAGCTGCACTTGACGGTGGAAACTAGAACAGCAGGAAAACAGGGCGAGGAAAATGATGGGACAAACCATGTCGGAAGTTATCTACGGCTACTCGAAGCCAAGGATCGAAAGCCCAAGCCTGAACCTGCCAAGCGCAGGGCCAGTAGTGGCGGCACTAGCTGACGAACTCGGAGTCCCACTTTTACCTTGGCAAAAGCACGTTTTGGATGATGCCTTGCAAATCATGCCAGATGGGAATTGGGCTAGGTCGCAGGTAGGGGTGCTAGTTGCCCGGCAGTGTGGAAAGACTCACATGATGCGAATGCGAATCCTTGCTGGCCTTTATGTGTTTGGCGAAAAGAATGCCATCGCAATGTCGCAGACCAGGCAACTGTCGCTGGACACTTTTAAGCAGACAGTGGACATGGCCGAGTCTTTGGATTGGATGCGAAAGCGGATCAAGAGAGTCAGCCGAACCAACGGTCAAGAGGAACTTGAGGTGTATTGCCATCATTACCCCAAGTCATGCAACGGCAAGTGCGAGCGAATCCGCAAATACTCAATTCGAGCAGCTACAAGCGAGGGTCCGCGTGGATCATCAGCCGACTTGCTTTATGTCGATGAACTTCGAGAAATTGACGAGGCCACATGGGCAGCGGTGACACCGATTACCCGAGCCAGACCCAATGCCCAAGTGTTTTGGACTTCCAATGCTGGCGATCTAACATCCAATGTATTAAACGAGCAACGCCGCCGAGCCTTGACCTTTGCCAGTGATCGGATGGGTTACTACGAATACAGCGCAGCACCCGGCACGTCAGTCGATGACATCGAAGGATGGAAGCAAGCCAACCCAGCCTTGGGTTACACGATCAATGTGCAAAACATCAAGGATGCAGCCACGTTCGATAGCCCCGATGCATTCAAGACCGAGACATTGTGTATGTGGGTTGATGCAATCGACAGCCCTTGGCCAATGCAAGTTTGGAACGATTGCGAATCAGACATTGCCCTTGAGGATGGCTTGCCAACTTGGATGGCGATGGATTTAAACTTTAACCGCGAACTCGCTTGCTTGGTAACGATTCAGCAACGCGAATCTGGCTTTGGCGTATTCCTACACGAATGGAAAAAAGAGGGCGGCATCAATGACCTTGAGTTGGCTGGCGAGATCGCAACCCTGACTCGCCGCTATCGCCCAAGAGTACTGGCCTATGATCCAAATACCGCTGGCTACATCGCGCCAAGACTTGCTCAGGCTGGTGTACCAGTTGCGCCAACGCCTTGGAACTCAGCCAACTTTGCGATCATGTGCGATCAGACAATGAACGCAATGCAATCCCGGCAGCTGCTACACCCAGCCCAAGAAACTATGCACAGCCATTTGGTCAGTTGCGCTAGACGGCCAGCCAGTGATGGCGGATGGCGCATCGCTCGCAGGGCGGCGCAAGTACCGATCAGCGCGGCAGTTGCTTTGGTCATGGCGGTGGGTCACGCGACAGAGCCACAACAGAGTGTGAGTATTATTAGTGCATAACCCTGCCTTGGGTTCACCCGAGGTCGGCCAGTAATCAAAGAGGGATCAAGACCACTAGGACTTACTGGCCGATCTGTGTGACAACACGCGCAACAAAGTGACAATCCCTGACAGAATTACACCAATGTCATTTGCTCATGGTTAAATGACAAAATGGGATTCATAGATTTTTTGCTGGGTACACCCACCGAGAAACCACAGATCGAGGCTCGTGCCGGCATCGCTATCCCGTTTTATCAGGATGCCTACTTCACGCCTTTTAACACATTTCGCGTTGATCGCTCAAGCGCGATGCAAGTGCCAGCCGTTGCCAGAGCCAGAAACATTATTGCTGGAACTATCGCAACTCTTGGCCTTAACTCATACAGCGACATCACAGGGGCAAAGATCGAGGGGCGCAAGATTCTTGAGCAGCCTGATCCAGCCATTCCACTAGCTGTGACTATGGCTTGGACCGTTGAGGATTTGTTATTTCATGGCCGATCATTCTGGCAAGTGCTTGAAGTAAACCCAGAGGATGGCAGACCGACACAGGCTCGCCGAATTGATCCAACTCGGGTTACTTTCACAACTGACTTAAACACCCAAGAGATCGTTAACGGTTTCTACATTGAGGGCGGCTTATTGCCGATGTCTGGCGTTGGATCGCTAATCATGTTTAGTGGTATCGACGAGGGTATTCTCAACCGAGGTGGGCGCACTATTTCAACAGCTTTAAAACTTGAGGAAGCCGTACAGCGTATGGCCAGCGAACCTAATCCGACAATGGTCATCAAGAACAGTGGCGTGGACCTACCGCCAGAGCAGGTGTCGAGCCTACTCGCCCAGTGGAAGCAAGCACGAGCCACCCGATCGACTGCCTACTTGTCTGGCCCATTAGATGTCACGACTTTTGGATACGATGCCGGACAAATGCAGTTGACCGAGTCCAGGCTAAACACAGCAGCTGAAATTGCCCGAATGTGCAACATCCCAGCCTGGTACATCAACGCCGAATCAGCTAGCGCGACTTATTCAAATGTTTCGCAGGAACGTCGCAGTTTGGTGGATTTCTCGCTTAAGCCATTTATGTCTTGTATATCTGAACGCTTAAGCATGAACGATGTGACCCCACGCGGTAGCAGTGTCAGATTTGATCTTGACGATTACTTGCGCGGCAACCCACTAGAACAGATTGAGGTTCTAGAAAGAATGATTGCAGCTGGCATTATTAATGTTGATGAAGCCCGTGAGGAAATGGACCTTGCACCGAGAGGAAATGAAGCAAATGCAACTTAGTTTTGAGGGCCAAGTATTAGCGGCCAATGTTGAAACTCGCACCATCAAGGGACTTGTCGTACCTTTTGCCAAAGTTGGCAACACGTCGGCTGGCCCAGTTCGCTTTGAGTTTGGCGCGTTTGGCGAAATTGATCCAAGTCAGATCGTATTGAACATGGAACATGACCGCACACGCCCATTGGGTCGCGGTATTGCTGGATCAGAGGAAATCACCCCAGCAGGAATCTCGATGGCATTCAAGATCGCGCCAACGGGTGCTGGCAATGATGCATTAGTTGAAGCATCAGAGGGATTGCGCCCAGCATTCAGCATCGAAGCCAATGTCGGCGAATACACCATTGAGAAAGGCGTGATGGTCGTATCAGCTGCAAAACTTGAAGCCGTTGCTCATGTAACAAACCCAGCGTTTAAGGATGCACAGATTTCCCAAGTCGCAGCCACAGAGGCCGATGAGGAAAACCCAGAAACCACCGAGGCGGAACAACCTGCCGAGGAACAACCACAGGAGATCACAGTGGAAGAAACAACCGCACCAGTGGCAGATGAAGTGACCGCAGCAGCGGTTGTTCATGCCGCAGCACCAGTGGCTTACGCAAAGCCTCGTTCACCAATCAACAGCCAGGCTTCATACCTGGAACACAGCATCAAGGCCAAAATGGGCAACCATGATTCAGCCCAGTATGTTATGGCAGCCGATGACTCATTCAGCACAAACCCAGCGTTTACCCCAGTGCAGTATGTAAACAGCGTTATCGACACATCAATCGGATCACGTCCAGCCATCGATGCAATCGGCTCACGCGCTATCACTGCATCAGGCATGGTTATCAGCCATCCAAAAATCACAACCAGTGGCACAGTAGCCGACACCAACGAAGGTGCTGGCCCATCAGAAACTGGCATCATCAGCTCATATGTGAATTTGGACGTAAACAAGTTCGCTGGAATGCAGAGATATTCAGTAGAATTATTGGAAAGAAGTTCCCCAGACTTTTTCCAGGCAATGGTCGACAACATGACTCGTGCCTACAACAAGGCAACTGATGCAGCTGTAATCGCAGCACTAACCGCAGGTGGCACACAGGCCA